ATTGCTTCGAATGTACACGCGATTGACGCATCAATCGGTGTTATACGTGTTTCGGCCATTGCCGAGGTGAAAGCATCCTTTTCAAGATCGCACTGACAGCACCCCGTAGGGTGGCTGCTTCTGGCGTTATCAAGAGCGGGGCGAAAGCCGATGTTACTGTTCGAATTCGACCGCGCATTGTTCAGATTGAGCGCGCCCAAGCCAGCGTTCGAGCCATTGTTCCAGTTGCCACCGCGAAGCGGCATACGGTTCCGCGTATTCATAATGCTGTCACCTGTTTTTTAGTGTTTGCATTAACGGAACGTATCCAGCCGCCGATCATCTTTCCGAGTTCAACAAGTTGCTCAACCCATAATTGGTATTTTTTAATATCCAGATAGTGAAGATCTTTCGCAAGCCTCACGCGCCGCTTGAGTATTGCGAGTTCAATATCAAGATCGGTGAGTGTCGTTTTCTTGTGATAGCGCTTAAACGCCGTAATGATTAATCGCTGAAGCTGTAGCATTGAAAGTCTAATTTCCGCGCCAAGAACATGCCGTTCGTGTTTTGGAAATTGCTTTAACGCTTGATAGCCGTACATCATCATTTCTCGGCATTTTTCTTCAATGATTAGCGTTGTCAACGTTCCTCCTGTCGAAAATGAAAAAGCGCACTATCGTGCGCCGTTCAAAGATTCAGTGAACAATTACACAAAGAAAGCGGGGCGAAAGCCGATGTGACTGTAGGAAATCGACCGCGCATAGTACAGAACGAGCGCGCCCAAGCCAGCGTGCGAGCCATAGTCCCAGTAGCCACCGCGAAGCGGCATACGGGTGCCATAGTTGCGCGCCCAGATACCACCCGAAACCGAGTTGGTCACTTCGGATTCAATCAATAAGCGGCGCAACAGTTCGATTTTCTGATAAGTTGCGGATTGTGTGACGCCAGCCCAGTTAGAATTATTCATGTACGGATAATCGTGGCTATCATCATCAAGCGGGCCGTTGCGCTTTGTCACCGAATTGCTGAGGATTGGCGATCCAGCGTTACCCGTGCCGCTCATGCTGTCGCTGGGTGAGTCGAAATAAGCGCCGTGCTTGTGCCAGTTCACCTCTGCGATTGTCGGGTTGTTATCCAGCGTTGTGATGATTTGCCCGTTCTTGAGCATCATCTGATCAAGCCACTCCCACACATTGCCGACTAAATCCTGCACCCCCCAGGCGCTGTGATCATGCGCCCAAGTATCCGGCCCCTTTCCTGTGTCGGTTCTGCCTGTGCCGCTAGTGTCCCCCGGCGTTCCGTTATCTGCGCGGCGAGCGGTTTCTAACTTGTTTTCGTGGCTGCGGCCATAGTTCGTATTGCCGCGAGGCACTGTGTCATTAGCAAGCGACCAAAGCGCGATAGCTGCCCACTCATGGATGGACATCATATGCCAGCCCGCGCCTTTGGCTGTGCAAAGGGCTTTTGCTTGGTCGTAGTTCACCGATGTGCGAGGCTGAACACCGCCAACAACAGAACAGCCGCCGTTTTTGCCTGATGACGCGAGGTATTTAGCAATCAGCACCTCGCCCCGTGGAACGCCGTTGGTTAAAAACATGGTTGGCGTACCTTCACCAAGCTGCAAATCAATACCATGCTTCGCAAGGATGGCGGCGTTTACATCTTCGTAATTGAAACGTGGGATGCGCACCATGATGTTGGGGTTGCCTTGGTCGTCAACCAGAATAGTGTTGCGCCCGCCGGATGCGTCCTCGATGGCTTTTTTGTGGCCTTCGATTGCGTGAGCTGTTAGCTCCGTTACGCTTTGGTTGAATTTTGATTCAGCGCGTGCAATTGCTGAATCGGCCTTGCTGTCTAGTGCTGCCATTTTGCCGGACACGGTACTTGCTAGGCTAGTTGATTGCTCAAGCACCTTGTTTGTTGCATCTTGCAGCTTGATTACTTCATCTTCTAATGACATCTTAAATCTCCAGTTCTCTTACTCTTTCGCTCAGTTTGAGGTTTTCGTGCGCGGCTTGAATTGCTGCTGCATTCGACAACATTGTCGAATAGACATTGGCGATAAACTTATTTGCGTATGCAGCAAGCGATAAATCACCACCGCTTCCGGTGATTGTTACTGAATTTGCCGGAAGTGCCGCCAGCTTGAGGTCGAATGCAAGCAAAAGCGGTACTGCGGCGGACTTGTATGCCAATGGGTTCGAATCAGACCAAACAGCGAGCATTGTTCCATCATCCAGCATGAAGCCAATCTCTCTAACCCAAAACTGTTTGTCTCCGTCTGCCAGCCCCGCAAGATGAATTTGATGAGGGTCAATTCTTGTGCCCTCCGCGATCGGTATTCTCATCCTCTCGCTAACAAGTCGCGTTTCATTTTTGCTTGGCTTTCTGCCGTTATCGCCCAGCGCCATGTGGGTGATTCTTGCGGCCAAGCCGTCTGACTGGCTGTTAAAAACAGCGGCAAGCCCTATATCTGTAATAACGGGTATTAGCGCATTACTCACGCGGTAGCCTCCATTTGTCTGTAAATTACTGCTGCCCCTCTAACACACCCGGCAACTACTACCGTGCTTGGCTTGGGCGCTGCGTTGATTTTCGCCTCGGCATCTCGGCGTGAAAGATTCACCCCGCCAAACGATGAAGCCGCCCCAATGTTGGCGCGGCTTTCTAGCGGCTCTTGTACGCTTTGGGCGTCTCGGCGGGCTAAGGCGGCCAATCCGGTGATCGCATTGGTGGCCCAGATTTGATTCGAGCTAAACCTTGCCCCCACCTTGAATTCAAAGTGGCTGCGGGTGTTCTTAGAATTCACAATGGCCCGGCGAATCTGATCGTACATTTCAGGGTTCAGCATGGCTTCTTCACCGGGCGTGATGTTTTCGTTTGCCCATGCCGTCACCTCAAAGGTGCCCGGCTCCCCTTCCGGGGCTTTTTCAAACCATTCCACCAGATCAGTGCTTACCCCCAAATCACTGAGGGCTTTTTCTACTGCTGGGCGGGTGCCCTTGGTGCGGTGAACATTGAGCGAGTTAGCCACCACCCGGCGCTTGACCGTTTCCGGCCAGTCCGTGCGCCATAAGTCCACTGATAAGGCCCACGCCAAGAAAGGCAGCACCTCCAGTGGGCATTCCCACGGATTCCACAGGGTGGCAATGGGGATTTCTACTTGCTCGATCCGCGCCAGTGCCAGTTCCAAATCTCGTTCAAGTTCGGACACACTGGGCGGCAATATTGAAACAGGCTCCATGCTTCCCCCTTAATCCACCAATTCAAAGGTGGTTGTGATGCCCGTGCAGAACGGCGCTTGGATAGCGGTGCAAATCAAATCCGCCCAGCTTGCCAGCTGCACTTCTTCCACCCCTTCCACCGTCAAAGCGGCATGAACAGACGATTCCACCACCCGGCCTTTGAGCCGATGCAGGGCGGCAACGTGTTCCGCCAGCTGCTTTTCAGCGGCTTGGCGTACCAGTTCAGGATCAGGGCCAACCTTAATGAACAACTTGGCAGTAATGGCATAGGTCAACACCTCCGCCGCTTTCACGGTGAGTTTGTCCGTTAATGGCCTGAATGGTTTGGTGTAGGCATCCACGGCATCAAGCACCGATTGAGTGGGCACCCCTTGGCCGCTATGGCTAAGAATGTGCAGCTCTACCGTTACCGGGGCCGGACTGGATACCGTGGCCGCTTTTACATCCGGGTGAGCACTGCGGGCATGAAACTCATATGCGCCATCTGGCCCCGCCACAGAAAGCCCCTCTGGGGACTTTTGCAAACGGTCACGGTAAGCATCATCACTTTCGCCATCAATCCGCAGCACTGGGGAGCCATCAGGGTGCTTGTAGTATGTCACCCCGATATGATCCAACTCTGGGCCTTTTGCATAAGCCAGCATCAAGCCACGGGCTTGCTCGTTGGCATCTTGCCTGAGTAATCGCTCTCGATAAGAGTTCGCCAGCGTCACCCTGTACCCCGGATCGGACGGGCTGGCGTTTTCTAATCCGGCCCGCTCAACAACGTCTTTGACAATATCTTCATAATCGACCTGTTTCACCACATCCAAAGGCGGTAACAGGGCTAAATTAATGCCCTCAGCCATATTGCAGCCCCTCCATCGTTACCGGGTTGCCATCATCGAGATAGCCCATAATGGTCAAGCTGTAGTGAGCATCACCCAGCCTCTCGATCTGCATTTCTTTCAATTTAAAATCATCCAGCCCGTTGGCTGGGTTGTTTATCGCTTCCGCCAGTAGCACATAAGCATTCATGTGGAATGCCTCGTTGACGTTACGATCAAGCAGTTCGTGCATACGCGAACCAAATTCACGGCGGCCCACCAGCGAACCCAGCGGCGTGTTAATCACATCACTGAGCCGTTGCCGCAGATAGGCGACACCGCCCAAAGCCGCGCCCGTGTCGCGGTGGGTTCCTGTTTTCATGGCGTTATCTTGTGTTAGTTAGAAAAGACGTTGGGGCTACCAGCGGCAACCGCTGATCCACAATCTACGGGATCGCCCACTCGGCCAATCGCTTGGCCGTTGGCATAAACGGAACCAGAACCCGCCGCCAAGCTGCCACCATGACAACTTGGTGACGGGTCACAGTGGACAGACCAGCCATCACCCACCCGGTGGATAGGTTTGCCGTTTACAAACACGGATGGGCTGCCCGTTGTTGAGTTTCGGGGAGGGAATGCACCGTGCCCGGTACATCCATCACCCTGCCTTGTCACTGCTGGCATGGTTCATATACTCCAATAGTTTGGCTCGCCCGCTGCTGTAGTCGTGTAACACCACGCAGCGCCATGACTGGGTGGCACTTTGTTCAGTTTCCAGCCCGGTCAATTCATCCGTTTCCGTGTAATCCACTGTTACCGTTAAGGTGTATTCATACTGAGTCACGCCACTGGGGCGAAACTCAATCACATCTTTGCCGGGTGGCAACTCAGGCCAGCTGTTTACCCGCTTCACCTCATCACCATCCCGATAATCAATAAACTGGATAGGGAAAAGGCCCGCTAAGGTTTCAGCCACCAAGCGAACCCCAGAAAGGGATTGTGTAATGGTGAACAATTCCGGCACCGTTGGACTCATTGCCCAGCTGTAGCCGTTAACCGTTTGGGTGCTCTCTGCATCAAAGGCGCAAAGGTAATCCAGCCCGGTGGCAGTATCAGGGAGCTGAAACAGCACTGGGCTGCTCGGTATCCAGTTCATTAGTTAAAATCAATCCTGCTGGCTGTTAGCTTCATGTTGCCCCCAGCTTTGAGGGTCATATCTGCATCAGTAGAAAGTTGCATGGTGCTGGCTGCCTTTACCGTGAGGGTTTGCTCTGTTTCCACCGTGATGGCCCCTTTTGCCTTAGCGGTCACGGCTCCTTCGGCGGTCACGTCCACATCCCCTTGATTGACCACCACCAGTTTGTGGCTGCTGCGGTCATGGCTGATTTTGGAGCCATCCCCAAACAGCACCAGAAATTCATCCGGGTTGTCACTGGGGGCCGGAAACTCAGCGTGATAACTGCCGGGCAGTATTTCACCCAACGCCAGATCACCTTCACTGATCACCGTGACACCTTCACCCACTTCCGGGCACCACCATGTAATGGCCTTGCCCGTTCTCATGGGTTTCCATTGCAACCATCCAGTGAGCTGCTTACCGTTTGGGCCATACGCCACCCGCGCCACATGCTTGGCCGGGTCTACTTCGGCAATCTTGCCCCTGATCACCATCTGGCCCACCCGGCGTTCAAGTTCTTCAATCCGCAGCACTAAACTTTGATACTGATCCATGTGCTGCCTTACTCACTGGGTGAGGGTTCGGTTTCGGTCAGGGTGTAATCGTCTTTATGGGCTGCGCCAATGTTCGGCGCTTCACCGATATAAACCTGAGTGGGCAACCAGTCCTCACCCAGATTGACTTCACCCAAGTGAAATTCTTGCTCCCATGACACCACCCAGCTTTCAAAGCCCAGCTTTTCACTGAACATGCCGGGGAATGCGGCAAGATCCGTGGGGTGCTTGGCATAATCCAGCCCCCAACGGTTTTCATTGATAACTTGCAGCACTCTGGCCGCAAGGTTGCGAATTTCGAGCTGCACCTTTTTGGTTTTCATGCTCAGGATGCAGTGAGCGGCAAACTCAATGGTGAGGGCCAAACGGCCACCTGATACCTTTTTGCCGGGCTTGATTTGCACCGCCTCCAGCAATACCGCCGGGCTTGTGATGGCGGTTTTACCCTCCAGCAACTCCGGGGCGTAGTCGTCCACCTGTTTGAGCATTGGCATGGCTTTCTTGATGCAAGCCACCTGCGCTTCATGTATCAGGGTTAAATCATCATCGTTCATGGCCTGCCCTTCTTACTTTCGTGCTTTCTTACTTTCGTGATTCACTGCATAGTTGAGTTCTTGCTCAATCAAGGTTTTGAATCTGTCCAGTGCTCGCCTGTCCAGCCGCCTGAATATCTCAGTGGCTATGCTTTCCAGCTCCACCCCTATCCGCTGGATCGGGAAACGTCCGGCCAGCTCAGGGTTTGGGCTGCGGTGGTTCGCCTTACGGCGGCGGCTCAGGG